TACAACCTCCATCGTTTGATGGTTCCATTATACCAGAAAAACACAGAAAAGTCCTGCTTTTACAACAATATATTCGATTATCAAGGTACAAATTTATACTGCAAAAGGATTAAGGCCTTTTGACGCTCTAATCATAATATTTATGTGGTGACGGAATAGACAACTCACAAAGTTGGTAAAGACATAGAGCAAAACAGCCAATTACGATTGGATATGATTGCAATGTCAATAGTAGACGTTATTAAGAGTATCTAACCGACAAAACAAGTTAGAACAGTTTTGTTTAGTGTTAGTGTGGTGGGTCGTAGAGTAGCCCAAAAGGGAAAATACAGATAGATAATACCCACGTTATCATGTGAGGTGCAAATCCTCACCCACATATCATTGAAAGCATGATTTTAAGGTGTAAATTTTTAAAAAAGGAGATGTGAATTATGTTATTTTGGTTGTTTTTGATTGCTTTAATTATAGGAGTAGTATTAATTATTGTAGGCAATGTGAGCTGGGATAGTAGGAAGCATCCGTTTTTATGGAGTAATGATTGTGACATTGAATCGGCAGGTAAAGTTGTAGCTGTAATTTCTGGAATCGTTATTGCCATCATGATATTTATTTTGTGTGGACAGTATATGAGTGTTGATGCTTATTTAGAGAAGAATCGAGAAACTTATACAGCACTTACATATAAAATTGAAAGTAATTCTTGTAGAGATGAATTTGGATTACTTAGTAAAGAGTTAATTGATGAAGTTCAAGAATGGAATCAGGATGTAAGATATTATCAAAAGATCCAAAGAAATTTTTGGGTAGGTATTTTTTATCCGAATGTATATGACGAATTTGAAACAATAGGTTATGAAAAATATGTAAAATAAATAATGCAATGAATCCGAAATTTCATTGATACAAAAATTTTGATTATTAATTAGATTGGGAGAGAATTAAATGAGCGAAAATATTAAAGATGGAAAAGTAGAAGTAATGGGTATCAATATAGATATTTCACAGGTGTTAGGAGAAAAAATTATTGATCAATATATAGCCCAGTTGAGAGACGAAGATATTGAGACGCTGATGAAATATATTAGTGAAGATTTGTTCACAAAGTGCTGGGATGATAAATTGGTTATTAAGAGAAGGAAAAAAGATCAATGGGGAAGCTATAGAGAGAAAGAAATTCCTATTGGTGAATTGATTAAGAATCAATTTAACTCTCGTATAAAAGATGAGCTTAGTAAAAAAGTTGAAGATATTATAGCGAGCGCAGATTATCAGAAGAAAATTGAAGAAATTGCAAATGAATTGGTGGATTATTCTATCAATGGATATAAGGAAGATATGAAAAATCGTATTAGAGAAAGACTAATTGGAAATGTAATGGATGAAGTGCCTCAATATTGCGGAGTTTCTCTTATCAATCTTATTAATCAAGTGATAGATAATAGGGCAAGGTATTGAAAGCGTTCTTTTATGGAGAAAAATGGAGGTAACGGATTGGATAAAAAATATAAGAAAATAGAATTTTATGCTGGATGTGATATTGAGAGAGCCGTTCATCAGCTATTGGAATATAAAGAAAATGGAGAACTAGCTTGTGGAAGTTTTAATGGACATATGTTGTACTCTGACAATGTAACAGTTGATAGTGCGTATCTTGAGATTCTTGGGAAAACAAAAGCTGAGTGGGACAAAGAGCAGGAAGAATGGCGACAAGATTATGAGAAAAGAGAACAGGAACACAAGGCAAAAATTCCTGAATTATCTGTAGAATGGATAGATAAAGGACATAAGATACTTAACAAAAAATATTGGGAAAAATGGAATGAATGTGTTCCGATTCGATTAGGTGATTTATATCATGGAATGGAACTTGGAAATTGTTTGGATATAGTCGAAGCGTTAAATAATGATTGTGATTTAGATGACGCAAAGAAAATTATTGATGGACAGGATCATTCTGGTATGTCTTATGGTTTGGTTAGAGTAATGGTAAAATCATTCTGCGATAGAGGAGAAGAATTTTACACTTATACAGATTAATTTTCATCGGTTGAAATGTCACTTTCATCGGAAAATTTGAGGCAAAAATGAAGTAATGGTATGGCAGCATTTGCCACAATTTTCTAAACAATGGTTTAAACAGAGAATATAAATATGTAAACAAATAATTTTTATATCATAGGAGGAAAATAAAATGATGAACAATTTTTTAAATGGTATGTTTGGCAAGATAGGCAGTGGAATGTGCAGACTCTCCATGAATGGTGGAATTGCAGTTAAGACATCAGGCGGTTATAAGACCTATAATGTTAAGACTGGGAAACTTACAAACTGTAGTAACTTTGTATTTGATATTGGTGAAGAATTTTTCTTTGTAATTCCAACAAACAAGGTTGAGAAGGGCGACATTATTCTTATTAACGGCAAACCAAAATGTGTTATTGAAGCTGATAAGACAAAAATTTCAGTTATCAATTATGAAGATTCTACTATTGATACTGTACTTCCAGAAAGACACGTATTTATGGGCAATACATATTTTTATGGCAAAATCGTTTCGATGTTTGGTAGTGGCTTAATCAAGGGTAAGAAGGGTACTAACAATATTTTCAAGTATATGATGCTTTCACAGATGATGAATGGTGACAATAGTTCTAATGGAATGATGAACAATAATGGAATGAGTTCTATGTTACCATTTATGATGATGGGCGGAAATATGGGAGATATGTTTGATGGCATGTTCGATTTTGATGTAGACAGTGACGATGACGAAGTAGAAGAGGAGGAAGCGTAATATGGGTTGTGGAACATGGACAAGCAGTAGTTTTACAAGTTATTCAACGACAAAAGGAATGAGTGTATCAAGAGACGGAAGTCTTAGTGGTTCTTATTCTAATCAGGATATGTTTAAGGCAAAAACAATTGATTCTGCGCTTGATCCAAAGAACGCAATCAGAGAATGTTGTGATACAGAGGAGCATCCAAATACTATTCCTGTTATCCTCGCTCTTGATGTAACTGGTTCAATGGGAAATGCAGCAGTCGAAGTTGCAAAGAAGTTAAATGTAATCATGACTAAGCTATACGAGAAGGTTACAGATGTTGAGTTTCTTATTATGGGAATCGGTGACTTGGCTTGTGATACTTGTCCTATTCAGGCTTCACAGTTTGAGTCAGATATTCGTATTGCAGAACAGCTTGATAAGATTTACTTTGAGTTTGGTGGTGGCGGTAACAGTTATGAATCATACACAGCAGCTTGGTACTTTGGTTCTCGTCATACAAAACTTGATTGCTTAAATCGTGGAAGAAAAGGAATTATTATTACTATGGGCGATGAACAACTCAATCCATATCTTCCATTTAAGAACAGGGGTCATGGGTTGTCAGAGGTTACAGGCGATAATCTTCAGTCTGATGTTGAAACAAAGGAATTATATGAAGAAGCTTCTCAGAAGTTCAATATCTATCATTTAGATGTAAACCATGGTCGCAGATGGGATGAGAAAGAGATTGAAAAATCATACAGAAAGTATCTTGATGAGAATCATTTTAGAAAGGTTACTATGGATAGCATTACAAATGAAATTGTAGATATTATTATTAGTGAAGCAGAAAATAATATAACAGATACAGTTGCTACAATTTCAAATTCAGAAGGAATTACTTGGTAAGATAGGAGATTTTGAAAGATGAAAGATATAAAGATTGTAATTGGTGCAAATTTTGGAGACGAGGGGAAGGGTTTAATGGTAGATTACTTCTCACAGAAACCAAATAGTATTGTTGTTTGTTCAAATGGTGGTGCCCAAAGGGGGCATACAGTAACTACACCCGATGGAATCAGACATATCTTTCATCATTTCGGATCAGGAGTATTAAATCGAGCAAGTACATATCTTTCTGAGGATTTTATTGTTAATCCTATAATCTTCAAACAGGAATACGATGAGCTGATGAACTTAAATTATGTGCCTAATATATACATTAATCAAAATTGCATGGTAACTACACCATTTGATATGATGGCAAATCAGATTATTGAAGAAAGTCGTGGTAAAAACAAACACGGTAGTTGTGGTTTGGGAATTTTTGAGACAATAAAGAGAAACAAGGCTGGTATTGTAGACTTAGACTACGGTATTAGAGATTATTATAAAGACCAGTTTAAAAAGGAGAATATTACATTGTCAGATGAATGGTTAAAAATATTTCTTGATGATGGAATATTTGAACACTTTTTAGAAGATTTAGATTTTATGAATAGTCATGCTTTTGCAATAGGAGATGATTATTTCTTGAATCAGTTTGACAATATTATTTTTGAAGCAGCACAAGGTCTTTTGCTTGATCAGAATAATACAGAATACTTTCCACATTTGACTCCTTCAAATACAGGAATTAAGAATCCAAAGAAAATAATTGAAAGTATGGAATGGAATGATGGTATAAATATTGAGACTTGTTATGTATCTCGTACTTATCTGACAAGACATGGTGCAGGTAAGTTTCCAACAGAATGTAATAAGAGATATATCAATGAGTATATGTTTGACAAGACTAATATTCCAAATCCATTCCAAGATACTTTGAGATATGGAATACTTGATTTAAGAGAATTATATAGCAGATGTTCAAACGATATTGGCGATTTTGGTGATAAAAAATCATTGGCTCTTACACATTGTAATGAATGTGATTGGGATAATGAAAATCTTATTGAATTGTTCAAGGATTGGAGTATTTACTACTCAGATGGCGAGACACATCAAGATATAGATGTGAGATAAAAATGAATACTATATATAGTATGGATAAAGTAAAATAACCACTATATATTGATACAAAATAGCAATAAAATTCTTATTTCATTGGGCGAGTGTGGAGGTGATAAAAATAGGGTTTGACTATAAAAAATTGATGGAAGATTTGATAGAAGCAAAAGAAAAGGCTCTTGAATCGGTTGCAGGAGATGATGGCGGAAGTGCAAATTTAGACTGTCTTACAATATCATTACCAAGATTAAGAGAAGAAAAAGTTATTGAAACAATTGAAAAATCGGGATTGAGAACAAGTGGTAAGCATAGTTGGATTGGACAAAGATATTTTATCTATGCACCGTATGGTTCGCAAGGAAACGATAATACAAGTCAGATTGAGGCTATGAGAGATTATTTAAAAGAAAAAGGTTATGATGTGCTGATTTATTTTCAGATAGATTAGCGGAGGTGATAGTACATAAAATTTGAAACGAGCAAAAAGATAGATAAATGGGTAGAGAAACACAGAAAACAAGGTTGTGTATCTCATGCAACAGCAGGTGAACAGTTTGTATATGAGTTTTGCCAAGTGGTATTGTAGAATGTCAAACAGTCAAGTGTATGTGTTGTAATGAAAAATTTACTGATTATGTTGATTGAGAAAAGAAAGGAAGAATACATAATATGGGATTAACATGTAAGCCAGTAGGCAAGATGAGAAGTATCACAAGAAAGTTAGAGAATCAGTTAGCTGAGGAGGCGAAACTATAGAAAGAGAAAAAGGAGAGTAAGAAGGATAATGAGCATAGAAGAAAGAGTATATGAAATTATTGATAAGTATGATGAAACTGGGGAAGTAGATGAGTGCATTGATGAATTAGAGAGTTATCTTTCCGAGAAATTTGAAGCAAATAATTTTATAGTAAAGTCAGACACAGATGTATTTGATAGCTGTGGATTAGATATTTATTACATAATGGTTTCATGGATTGACACAGATGGATTGCATTTGTGTGGTAATAGATTAACTGCTTGCTAAAGAGAAGAATAAATCAGATACATACACACAAGTAACAAGTAAACAATTCGCACGGTTATCCGTAGACAATTCCAATATTTACAACTGAATAGTTATATCCGTTTTGGGTGGTGAACAGCATACCCTTGGTTAAATTACACAAAATTTAGCCATAAACCACTGATTAGCATAGATTTTATATAGATTTAATCTCTATGTTCCAGTCTACAAAGGCTGTTGATGTTATATATGATGTGAAAATATTTGAAATAATTTTATTTTACAGGAGGACATTTAATTTGAAAGAATTAACAAACAGGGTAACAGTAACAGGTAAATTAGTCAAGAATGCTATTGAGGAATTCCAGACTAAAAAAGGTGAAGATGCTATTGGAGGGAGTCTTGTATTAAGAACCGCTGACAATAGTGAACATGAGATCAGATTCTTTGCTTATAAGTTTAAGAAGGATGAAAACAAGAACTTCACAACAGAAGAGAGTTATTTCTATCAGAAGTACATGGATGCAAAAGATAATCTGAAGGATATTGAACATTGTTCCGAAGGCGAAAATCCAGATATTATTTCTATTACAGATGGCATGTTCATCGACAATGATTTTAAGGGCAATGATGGTAATGTGGTTTCTACCAATACAATTTCTGCGAGATTTATTAATAAGGTTGAACCAAAGGATTACGATTCGATAGTGCTGGAAGCAAAATTTGAGGCAGAAGGTATCATTGAGAAAATTGAAGATGAGGCTGTTAAGAATGTTCCCACTGGAAATCTTGTAGTAGTTATGGATGCTATTGGGCAAACAGCAGATGGATTTGGAAAAGATGCAGTTTACAATGCAGATAAGTTTATTCCTGTAAAGATGGTAGTTGATAAGGCTATGGCAGCCGCATTTAGACAGGCTGGATATTATGAAGGTGCTTTTACAAAATTTGCTGGTACTGTTATCAACTCTGTTGAAATTACTAAACAGGTGGAAAAGGCTGCATTTGGTACGGACATTGAAAAGGAAGTAAGAAGTTATATCCGTAAGAATGAAATCAAATCTGGTACAGCAGTCAGTACAATTTTTGAGCATGAACTTACTCAGGAAATTGTGGACGCACTGAAAGCAAAGAGGAAAGCCAAATTATCGGAAATCAAGAGTGGAAGCACGAGCGGAACAGAAACGGCGGCAGGATTTGAGAAAAATACGAATACACCGGCCCCACAGACTACATATAATCCATTTGCACAGCACTAATAATAAATAATACACGAAGCCTATCTGAGATTTCTCAGGTAGGCGGCCACAAAATTTGACTATAAAGGAGATAAAAATAGTTTATGATTGGAAATTTATTAGATTTAACACCAAACAAGGTATCTGTAGACTTAACTCAATATTCAACTGTTCTTATGGGAGATACAGGTGTTGGTAAAACTACTACGCTTATGAAATTTTTGAAAGAATTAGTTCCTGACAAAGAACCATTTTTCTTAGAATTTGAAGATAGATTTCAAAATATTCCAGGTATTATGGCTGTCAAGATTGATACAATGTCTGATTTCAAATCTGTAATTGGTCAGTTGAGAAATCCTGCA